CTGGCTTAATAATAATCACTTGCGTCCTCCCTTATGTCAGGCAGACCGTCGCCATCCCATCTGTCCATCAATTCGTATGATTTGCCCGTGTTTTTGGCAACCTGATACATGGCATTATACAGCATATTGCCCATGTTGGATAGTTCGCCGGACGTTTGTTCAGTATTTGCCGACGCAGTGTTGTTGCCATCAAACGTCAAGCCAGCGCCCGTCGTGGTCACTGTCGCATTGCTTGCTGATTGCACCGCCAATGTTTCGCTAAGGCTTGCTGCAAGCCATGCGCGAATACGGGCAACTTCAAGCGCAGATGTAGCTGTGCCAAGCGTTGCTTCTTCAATCGAACGGCTAAGTTCTGGCAGCTTACCAAGTGCATCAAGGTTACCTGTTCGCGCTTGCGCCGTCAGTGTGGCGAATTGCGCTTTGAGCAATACAGACGATGATGATGCGTTTATGCCACGCAACCTGTTAATTTCTTCAATTACGGTTTCCGTTACATTCGCCAGTGCATCCTGATATTGCTTCATAGCATTAGCAGCGTCCTCCAAGACCTTAGCGGCTTTAGCATCTTCCTCTGCCTTAGCTTGGGCGGCCCAGATTTGCTCTTTCAATGCACGAAGGCTGGCGTCCATGCCTTCAAGTTCCAAGGCCCGACGTGCAGCCAATGCTTGCACCGCAAAGCCCTGTGCTTCCAGAAGCTCAATTTCAAGTTCACGGCGCTGCCTGTTTAGTGCAGTTGCGGCCTCCAATGCCCGTGCTTGTTCTTCAGCGGCTCGTGCAGCAGCTTCAGCAGCAGCTTCACTTGCAGCTTTCGCGTCCTCTGCTGCGTGGATTTCCCTTAACAAAGCGCGGAGCGTTTCGTCCGTGCCTTCTAATTCAAGCTGGCGGGTGGCCGACAATGCAGCGGTGGCATTGCCCTGCAATTCCAGAAGGCGAATTTCAAGGCCACGTCTTTGGCGCGCCAAATCAGCGGCTCTTGCTTGCGCGTCAGCAAGTTCCTGCGTTGCCTTAGCTGCGTCTTCTGCCGTGTAAATTTGCCTTTGGAGAGCGCGCAGCGTTTCGTCCATTCCAGCAAGTTCAAGTTCGCGCCTTGCATTAAGTGCGCCAGTTGAATTACCAAGCGCCTCCATAAGTTGGATTTCAAGGTCTTGGCGTTGACGCGCCAATGTCGCCTGTGCAGCTTGCGCGTCGGCAAGCTCCTGTGCTGCTTTAGCTGCATCTTCTGCCGCATAAATTTGACTTTGCAGAGCGCGAAGCGTTTCATTCATTCCGGCAAGTTCAAGTTCACGCCGAGCGGCAAGCGCGCCAGCAGAATTACCCTGTGCTTCCATCAATTGAATTTCAAGGTCTTGGCGTTGACGCGACAAATTGGCAGCACGTTCTTGTGCTTGTGCAAGTTCTTCAGCCGCTTTTGCTGCATCCTGTGCGGCGTATATTTGTGATTGAAGACCACGGAGGCTTTCATCCATTGCCGCCAGTTCAAGCGCACGTTGCGCTGCTAATGCGCCAGCAGAATTACCTTGCGCTTCCATTAACTGAATTTCAAGGCTTTGACGTTGGCGCGCCAAATCAGCAGCCCTTTCTTGTGCTTCAGCTAATTCTTGCGTTGCTTTCGCGGCATCTTCTGCTGCCCAAATTTGCTGTTTCAATGCGCGAAGGCTTGCATCCATGCCTTCAAGTTCAAGTGCGCGTTGTGCAGCAAGCGCCCCAGAAACATTGCCTTGGGCTTCCATAAGCTGGATTTCAAGGCTTCTGCGTTCACGCGCTAAATCAGCGGCTTTTGCTTGTGCTGCTGCTAATTCTTCAGCGGCCTTCGCTGCATCTTGTGCCGTGTAAATTTGACGTTGCAAAGCACGGAGGCTTTCATCCATGCCAGCAAGTTCAAGTTCGCGCCTTGCAGCCAATGCACCAGCAGCATTGCCTTGTGCTTCCATCAAGGTGATTTCTAATTGGGCGCGGTCACGGGCTAACTTTGCTGCGGCTTCTGCAATTTTAGCTTGCTCATCGGCAGCAGCCTTTGCCGCAGCCGCCGCTGCTTCACTTGCAGCCTTTGCGTCTTGGGCATCATAAATTTGCTGCTGTAGCGCACGCAAAGTTTCATCAATCGAAGCCAATTCAAGCTGACGACGAGCGGCAAGTGCGCCAGCCGCATTGCCAGTTGCTTCCATCAGTTGAATTTCAAGTTCACGCCTTTGGTTGCTCAAATCAATTTGTTCACCAGCAACGGTGGTATTTTCAATCAAATCAACAAATGCTGGGGTGAGCGCAATCAAGGAACCATACAGCGATTGCCCTGCCGCAGTTGTAATATCAATGGATTGAATAAGCGTTTTGAAGGCTTCCTTGCTTGCTGGCATTGCCACACCAAGTGACTGGAATTGAGCCGTCAAACGTGCGAGTTCAATTGCGCTGCGTTCGCTATCAGTCAAAATGTCATCATAGAATGATTGCAAGCCGCTTTGGAATGCGTCCAATCCGCCAGCCGCAGAAATCATCGCAATGGTCATGTATTCAGCTTTTTGACCTGTTGCTGATATTTGTTGCTGAAGGCCGCGCAGTGTCAAAACTAAGTCAAAAAGTTCCTGACCAGTGCCATCTGCATTGCCAATAATTTCAGCAAAGCCACCAGCGATACCCGCACTTGCATCGTTCAGCAGCACAGACTGACGGATAATTTCAGTGGTAACATCGCCCTGCTTATTCAAGATGTCCGTGTAAGCGATTGCTTCAACACCAAGCTGACGCAAAAATTGCTGCGCTTGCTCAACACCAGACGCAACGCGCACGATAGTTTCAAAATAGCCTTCACCAACTTGCTGGAAATCATCAAGTCCAGTGATTGCTGCCCGTGCCATGCTGTCAGCGGCAGCGCCAAAAACAGCGGTCAGCTTTTCTTGGATTTCCTGACCTGTAAGCCCTTGAAGGTCTATTTGGCCGATGTTGACAACAAAGCTGTTTAACCGCTCCTGCACTTCATTAAGGGCCAAGCCCAACGGATTTGATGCTGCACTGATTGCATCATAAAAGCCTTTTAGAATAAGCGTAAATTGACGATTAACTTCGTCACTGGCTTCTGTGGTTTCCGTGCTATACCTTGTCCTTACCGTAACCCCAAGAAATCTGCTTCTTCTTTGAACATTGGTGAAGTTTTCTGCTTCAAAACCAAGGGATACAATGTCAGCCATTGTTTGTGCAACGGCGCTCAATCCTTGACCGACGATGGATGTTCTTGTGCCAAACAATGCGTTGACCACAGAACCAACGGCGCTCAACAACCCACCAAAAACAGTTCCCAGCACAGGAATTTTGCTTATCAAGCCGCCAAGTGTTTTGTTGATGTCACCAATTCCGCTTGTGCCAGTTCTGACGTTTGCGCCGCTTGCTGTCACATCACCCGTGCGAACAAGAAGGCTGGTCAAACCACCTATGTTCATTTCGATATTCTTAAGGCTACCAGCCATCTGTGCGCTATAACGCATGGTCAAGCGGTCTATTTCAGCCAAGCGTTCAATGCTCTTGGTCAGGCTTTCCGATTGCGCTGATGTGTCGCCCATTACAGTGCCAGTGCCTGTGTTGTATTTAGGTGCGGTGCGACTTCCGCCACCACCAAAGCCAAATGCTGCCATGACGCCGACCATCGCCGCAACAGCAGCAAAGCCAAGTGGCCCCAATGACGCAAACATTGACGCTGCGCCTTCAGCTATTTTGACTGGGATACGCGCAGCCGCGCCAGCTAATGTTACCCCTGTTTTCGTTCCTTCAGCCGCAGCCGTTGCAGCGGTTTCAGTCGCAGCACCCGCAACAACAGCACCAGTCGTTCCAGCAATCAGCCCGATTTTAACTGCGGCGCTCTTTGCGGCCATAGCCAATTCAAACAAACGGAATGCCTTTTCAGCGGCTTCCATAGCCTTGTAACCAGTCGTTCCTTGCTTGAAGAAGCCCTTGGCTGCGCTCACAAGGTTCGCGTATTGGTTAATCTGCAAACGGGCGTTGCGCTGTTGTGCCGCCGAACGTTCGGCGTCATCCTTAAAGCCAAGCTTTACAAGGTCATTGTATTTTTCTTGACGGTCAAGCATTTGGTCAAAGACATTAACAACGCCACCCATCGCCTTGCCCATGTCACCAAATATGGCGTCGAAGTTGATGTCGATTTTTATGTTATTAAAGTCTTCAAATGCCTTTTTGCTATCTTCAATTAGCTTTTTGCGGTCATCTTCAGCCTTCTTCAAAGCGGCTTGCTCTTGGGTCAATTTGACAATCGCGTTGATTTCATTTTCCAAAGCACCTTGCCTTGCAAGCTGAACGCGCAGCCTTGCTTCCTCAATATCCATGCCAGTGGATACAAGGTAAAGTTCTTTATTAAGGTCATCAATGCGGCTTCCGTATTCGGTGCGCTTTTCGGCCTCTTTGCGCTTTTCTTCAACGTCTTTTAACTGCTTGGTCAAATCAAGGATTGTGGTGATTTGTTCTTCTGTCGCGCCCTGACGCTTCAATTCCACCTTCAGACGCGCTTCTTCGGCAACAACGCCCTCTTTCGACAATTCAACCTGTTGCCTCAAATCATCAATGGTTTCCTTGATGGCAATTTGCTGCTTCTGCGCTTCGCTAAGTTTCGGCGTTCTTTGACGCTTGTTGGCTTCCTTTTCAGCTTCCTTTGCCAATTGAATTTCACGCTCTTTTGTCACATTCAATTGCACAAGTTCCCTTGTGTATTGCTTTGTAAATTCTGCTTGCGACAAGTTTTTGGCAAGCAAGGTTTGGCGTAATTTTAGTTCAGCCTTGTCATACCGCAATGTTGCAGCGGCAGCGCCATCTGTTGCCGCCGCAGCTTCGCGCCTTGCTATCGGAATGCTTGCTTCCTTTAAGAAGTTTTTGGCAGTTACGACCTTTCCTTCTAATGCTTTTATTTCGCTTTCGATATTGTATACCGCAGAACCAAGTGCGGCCTTCATTTCTAAACCCGCTTTTGATGTTGCCTTTTGTGCAGTAAACGCAGCTTTAGCCACTTCCAAATGTGAAATTGCAAGTTGACGATTTCCTTCAGCTTGCGTTAGCGCACCCGCTGCATTGTTGTAAGCTTGCCTTTCGGTTTCAAAACTTGTCCGGTTGGCTTTCTGCTGGGCAGCATTTAATTCATCAATTGATTTGCCAAGTTCAGCATTGCTCATCTTTTGGAAATTGATGGCGTCGGATAAATTCAACGTGGCACTTTCGGCATCCTTCGTTTTGTTGAAGAATGTGCCGAGTATCATGATAACGCCCAAGAACACAGTTCCCCACGGCCCTGCAAGGAAACCAATCAAGCCGCTAGCGCCACCCCTCATCATGCTTAAGGCTTGAACAACCTGACCGCCCTGTTGAGCAAAAATAACCATTGGGCTAGTGCCGAGCGCAAATTGCTGGGTAACGTCACCGATTTGATAGCTAAGTTGCTGCATCCCTGCGCGTTGAGCGCCAGCCGATGCGCCGACCATCCCACCGCTTGCAGCAAATGCTTGTCCCGATTTTGCAGCGCGAAGATACTCTGCGCCAGCTTCACGGATGGAATTTCGCAATGCCAGTGTCGGGGCGTTCGCGGCTGCGGTGGCGATTTCCAACTTCTTAATTTCGATGGCCGACATACCAAGGCGCTTGGTCTGCATAGTCAAATCGGCCACATATGTAGCCGCTGCTTTGTATGCCTGTTCAGTGGATTTTATTGCGTTGTTAAGTTCGCGCTGCGATGCCGTCGCCATTTTAACGGTCGAACCAAATTTGCCCAACGCGCCTTCCGCAGTGCCAGCGGCAGACTTCATTGCGTTCAGGTCATTTGACGCAGACTTCACGTCACGGCTATCAACTGAAATACGAAGGTTTGCTAAATCTGCCACGCGCAATATCCTGTTAGGCCCAGAGCGTTATCGCTTAATCTGGGTCATAACACAAGATTATCGTCCTGTCTTGGTGTTGATGCGATTTGCCCAATCAGACATCGCTTTTGATATTTTATCCCGCCGTTCGGGGGTCATCATTGCAGGGTCAACCCAAGGTGCTGGCGTATTTGGTTCAATAGCTTCCGATAGCATCGCAGCGTATTCGCGGGACAACTGCCTGACTGTTTTGGCTTCCCAAGGCGTCAACGTCACGCACTGGTTCGACATCCAAGCAGCCAAATCGACTTCATCTATTGCGATGTTGCCGCCCATGCCAATTGGCTTGGCGGGGCCAACCTCGAAAAGAATTTCGACAAGGTAGGCTCCACCAAGCAGGGGTGGCATTGTATCAGGCTTGGTTTCCCGCCGAGGGCGTTTTGCCTTCGACGGGATTGTGTTAAGCCAAGCTGCTTGTTTTACGAATAGGGTTAATTGCTCAATCGTTTGAGCGAAAGAAGTTTGCGCGGTCTGCGACAAACTCCGAAACCTGTTCCTTTATCCACGACCATTCGCCGTAAACTTTGCGGACGTTTTCAGGTGTGCAATCAAGCTTTGCGCCATCAAGCGTAAAGCCTTCCCAATTAACAGTCAGCTTTACAAGGTCATCAATGCTGTCTTCTGCCAGCTTTTCGGCATCAAAATCGACAGCCTTCTTGCCCTTGGAAATGCGGTTCAATGCCGCTTGCTGCTTTGCCATTTGGATTTTGCGGTAAACCTTGCTGTCCTGTCCAAGCAGGGTGATTGTCATACCCTCAATGATTTCTTCTGTTTCAGGGTGTGCGATTTGCAAAACAGCGCCGTCATCGGCTTTTACAGGCTTCAATGAATTAAGGTCAAAAGACATATTAAACTCCATCCGAATGCACCGATGTTAAATGTCTCCCCCGCCGTGGTCGGATGCAGCCACGACGGGGAAGTTTGTTTGTCGTTAGTCTACTTTAACGACCGAGTTGTCGATTTCAAGCGTAACTTCAGCCATCGTGATGGCGTCAGCATTACCGACATTCGTTTTATATGACATAACCTGTGCAGTGAAATACTGGATTTCACCAGTTACAAGCGCAACCTTGACGGACACCTGTGCGTCCGAACCAGCGGCTGCTTCACCAGCGGTCTTCAATACGCCTTGGCCTGTGTCGTCAAACGACGAAGCCATTGCAAGCGTAACCGAACCATAGTTCAGCGAACCACGGCGCTTTGCAACGATACCCGTGCCAAGTGGCGTGTGGGTTGCAAGTGCAGCTTCTGCGCCGAATGCTGGCAAATCAGAAAGTTCACCACAAGCCGACCAAGTGAGGGCAGCAAAGCCCGTTGCGTCATAAGTGGCAGGGGCAGTAGCGGACACTGAAACGATAGTGCCAACCGAAGAAACAATATCAGACATAACTTAAATCTCCATGCATGGGATTGAACATTTAACACAAAAAAGCAGCCAAGTCACCCTAACGCATTTTGCGTTCTGCGCGGTTGATTGCCAAACGCACCATACCACTTGGCGCTTGGTTTGACCATTGGTCAAATTCAAGTCGATTTATGTATGGTAAATTGTTGGTTATCCAAAAGATATTGCGCGGCGCACTGGCTACCGATGTGGCTCCAGCAGCGATTGCATAAGCAGATGCGCCGCTTTCTTTTGGCGCTGCTATCCCCTTGCCAGCGTCCGAATTATACGACACTTCGCCCGATGCTGGTGCGCCGATGCTACACTGCCAGTTCGCCCTTGCTCGACCAGTATCGACAGGCGTGTTCAAAACGATGTCAGACAATAAGTCCAAGCATATCTTGCTAATAACTTCGTCGGTGTTCTTTTCAACCCGTTCAGCAAACGCCTTGATGTCCAGACTGAACGTGGTCATGCAAATGCCCGATATGTCACGCTGACAGGGATGACAAAACGGTCACCAGACATAAACGCTGGGTTCTGTGTCGTGCGTTGTATCGTTACTGTCACGCCATCATAAGTGAGCCTATCGCCACGCTGGAAGGCAGCGGCAACATTATCGGCAGTCGCACGGGCTGGGCCTTTATTGGCGTCCGCAGGGGCATAGACAAGCACTTGGTAAACGCCACCAAATTCATCCGATGCTGCGTTTGCAATGCCGACAGGGATGGTGTCACCGCTCAATAAAGTTTCGCTCAAATAAATGTCGCCAGCAGGGGGAACGAATTTCGCGTTCTCCCAATGTGTCGGCAATTCAAGCGTGTTTAATTGCGTGGCAAGTGCCGCGCTAATCTTGCTGTTAATCATCTAAAGCCTCCACGATTTGCACATCAATGGCGACCTTTTTACCATCATCCAGCCTGATTATATAGGCGATAACGTGGTTTTGCGTATCGTGAAGGACGCTATCCAAAATGCCAGAGTTCCATTGCGATGGAAAGAAAACCCTCTGGCCGATTGGTATCATCAATTTGACCTTAGCTGGCATATGTAAATCACATCCTCACCTGTTAATCGGATGGGTTGCACATCCATGATGCGGTATGTTGTGCCGTCTATGGTCGATAAGCAGCCCACAGCGGGGCGCGTGGCGATAAGTTCAAGGATAAGGCGCACATCACCCGCCTGTATCACTGTGCCGTCAATATCGCGCTTGTGGTAAGCAGCCGGATAGCCTTTGCCCGTTATTGTCGTGCTTGTATCCGTGCCGATGACCGCGCCAGTGATGGGGTCTGTTGCATCGTAAACAGGAAAGATGATGGACACCGCTTCGCCATATTTAGCAAGCAGCCGTGATGCTGTTTGCGCTTGGCTGCTCATGTGCGGACAACCCGTGTTACACCAAAGCCGCTTTCCGATGACGATAAAAGGTATGGCATGACCATGCGATTAACTAAGGGATAGCGTTGCGTCGGGTCTGAATAATCTTGGTATTCAATCTCAATTACGTCAATCTTTTCGCGCTTCACCTTTTGGCCTTGGTCGGCAATCAGCGTGTCGCCAGCCGAAGCCCGTAGCGCCATCTCTACGCAAGCGTTGATGACCTGTGGCGGCACAACATTGCTGGCGTAATTAAAGCCATCCACGACCACGTTATAGCGGGGCCATGACAATGCTTGCGTTTCTTTGACGCGATTGCCTTTCCAAGCATCGCGGTATGTGGCTTCCAGATAGTCGGTTGCCTTAACCAGCGATTGCTCTTTGATTGTTTGTGACAGGCTTGCCCAGCCCGTTATGCCACGGTCAGCAACATAGCCATCCGCAGCCGAAACGCTGGCATAGCTGTTAGCGTTAGAAAGCCCTGCACCTGTTTCGACCACGAATGCCATTTGTTACTCCTTGCGGCTTTTGCCAGTTTTCGTCGTTGCTTCTGCTTCTTCGGCAACTGGGGCTTCTTCGACCACAGGCGCTTCTTCAACAGGTTCCTCAACGGCTGGTGTTTCTTCTACTGGCGCTTCTACCACTTCCACCACCTCTGGGGCAATGACGGGTTCTGCTTCAACAGCATTTTCTTCCACATCCAGTTTTTCGTGCAAAGGTGTGCCAACGGGGGCAAAAATAGCATCAATGATTTTGTAACCATCTGCTTGCAACTTAGCTTTACGCGCTGGGTTTATTGGATGCGGTTCGTAAATGATTTTAGCCATAAAATCCTCCAAACAGATTGGGGGCTGCCCTTCCAACCGACAGCCCCCGCACTATGGTTAAGCGTCAGCGTCACCAATTGCCAAGACACCAGCGGTGTGCTTGATTGATGTGGCAACCTTGTCCCAGTTGGAACCAGTCGCAAGTTCAGCATCCGTTGGCGACTTGCCACCGTTTGCTACATCCCAGCTATAACCCTTAAGGGCAACGCCGAAGGTGTAATCGACTTGCATCGTGGTTTCGATACGGGTCTGACCGTTGCTGGTTTCGATGTTGCTGATAACGTCGCCGCCGTCATAAACGATGGCTGCGCTATCGGCCAAACCAAGAACCTTCGACAGGTTTGGTGTGCCAGCAGCATACAACGCAGGGGCGTCGGTCACGACAACAGGACGGCCAAGGATGTCAACTACCTGAACGTTCTGTGCAACGAACAACTGTGCGCCGTTGGTCAGGTTCTGTGCAATCAGCTTGTGATACGCAGCGCCGTTCATGACGTTGGCAACGATGCTCGACGAATTATCACCGAACAAAGCATTGGCGGAGTTCATCGTGCCATAGGTTACAGCAGCATCATCCGAAACGTCTACAGTCGTTGCAGCGCCTTGGTTAGCGATTGCAGCAACAAGGGCAGCGATTGCGGTGTTCAACTGGTCAGCCATCAAAGCTTCAGCGAAGTTACGCGATGCAACTTCGATGCCTTCCGATGTTGGCTTCTGCAACCATGTAAGCTGCGAAGGCTCAAAGCGGATTGGGCCGAAACCACCAGCAACCTTTACGCCGTTAAGCTGAAGCTGGGTCAGGTCAGTTGCGCTTGCAGACGCTTGGTTTGCATAACGGTCAACACGACGCTGTGCGCTATGCACGGCAGCGAAGAAGCTTTCCTGATAGAAGTCGCCGTCGAAGCCAGTTGTGGTCAAACGGATTGCGCCGCCCGATGCTGCATTGAACTTCTCGACCATCTGGGCGAGAGTTTCGATGGTGGCTGGCATAACGTATTCGTTAAATACCTTCATTTGCGAAAGTGACATAATTCAAAATCCTTATTGTAGGTCAGGGAACATTTGTTTGATTGCATTTGTCCGCTGCGTCTTGTCACCACCAAGGTTGCCCTTCGGTAATGCAGGAGCGCCATTGCCTGTCCCGCCAGTGGCTCCACCACCAGAGTTCGCGGGTGCGGAAACGAAGTGCTTGCCTTCATCACCAGCGGCCCATTCAGCAATTGCTTCGGTCAGCGGTTTGTCACCCATAAGTGCAGAATATTGACCGTTATCAGACATCAACTTGGTTTGTGACTTCAGCATGGCCTTTGCTGCCGCCATAAATTCAGGTTTGATACCAGCCTTCAGCATTGCATCGTTCAACCCGTTGTCGATTAGATAAGACTGAAGCGCACCATCCTTTTCGGAAATAGTTGCTTGCAATCCTTCAATCACCTTCGTGTTTTCCTTTGCAACCTTGTCGAGTTGCGACTTCAGCGTTTCATTTTCAGTTTGAAGCGCCATAAAATCATTTGGGTCTATCTCCACGCCCTTTGCTTTCGCTCTGGCAATTTTGACTTCACCAAGAAGTTCGCGGTTTTTGGCGTTCAACGCTTCCATCGCTTCTTCTAACTCTGCAATCCGTTCTTCACTCATAGATTTGTCCTCTGGACTATTGTTGCCCCACGGGGGCGGTTTATGCCGCAGCACAGCCTTGGCGTAACTTTTCTAATATCACGGTAAACAGCATATTACTATAGCCGCTTCAATTGCGCCAAAGTCAGCGGGTTGCCCCGTTGGTCGAGCAATTGGTTTAACGTAATTTTTCCACTGCGCCAAAGTTCTGCACGGCCTTTGCCAAGCATCTTGTCTGCAAATTCGGGTGGTTTGTTTTTCAGGAATTGGTCAAACGTCAGGTCGGCAGCAACGTATCCATCCATGCTGGCACGGGTCGCTGGCTCCACCTTGTCTTTAATCTTGCCGCCCGTCAGTTCTTCAAATGACTTCGTAATAGGTATGAAGCTGCTTCGGCAGTTCCAATGCGCGGGTGGGCCACCATTCCACGGGATTTTGTGACCGATGGGCTTAAAATCGGGGTAACTCCATGTCTTCCCCGAACGTGCCATGCAAATTTCGCTGGTGCGGCTGTCCAAGGTCGAAACCCATTGCACGGCCTTGATGATGTTGGCGTTGGCTTCCAGTGATGCCAGCCTTGCGTCTTTCGCTACAGTCTGAACGGCTGTGCGTGTAATCGTCATTGCATCACGCCGCGCCTTGGCAATCGGTTGACCACCCTTGTCACCAACGCCGATAAGTTCCTTGGCAATCTGTGCGTTGGTTTGCCCAAGCAATACGCCGTTTTTAACAGTGCGCTCAATATCGAAACGTGCGCTTTCATTCAAACGGGCGAACCAGTTGCCCATCGTTGCGCCTTGTATCAGGCTGCTTTGTGCAACGCTTTCCAATACGGTCACAGGGGGCAGCACAGCGTCGATGCCGACGTTGACCATGCTATCCCTAAAGAAACCCGCTTCCGCTGCCGTCAGGTCGCTTAAATCAGGTTCTTTGACTGTTACGATGTCCTTCAATTCAGCAATGGCTTTATCCAGCCGTTTGCCTTGGTATTCGGTAAGCTCCTTGCCCTTCAGTTGCTTTTGCAGCGCAGCGGCAATGTCATCAAGCTGCCTATTGAGGGCGGCACTTTGCCCAGCAATAACCCGCTCTAATAGCAGTTGCCGTATGATGGTCAGGTCAAGGAGTTTGTCTGATACGTTCATGCCGCTTGGGTTTCTGCCTCAACCCATGCCAACGCAGTTTCATCCCAAAAATAAATCTTTCCGTCATTTGGTGATGGCATTGGCGCTTCCCATACGCACCTTGCATCATCCAGCGTCCATGAAGCAAACGGCTGTGGCGCGATAAAGGCATCGCGCTCTGCATCGTATGTATAACCGACACCAGCATAATTCATACGAAGCGGACGGCCTTCTGGGTGTTCGCCGCCATAGGTGTTGTATGATGTCTGCACCCAAAGCGATGGGTCGCCAAATAGTCCTGTGTCGATAACGTCTTGGTCAATGACCAAAACTTCGGTGACAATGCCGTCAATGACTTTTGCAAAATGGCTCATGCTGTGTAGCTTCCCGATGAAGTAAACGTAAGGATGGTGTTGGAGCCGCTGGTGGTAACCGTTGGCGAACCTGTTGTTATGCCGCTATAATCGGCTGTTGGTATCGAAAGGATAACAACGCCAGAACCACCAGCGCCCGATAAGCCAGTATCATTGTCCGCGCCGCCACCGCCGCTACCGGTATTCGCTGTTCCCGCGCCAGCAGGCGTGCCCTTCGCACCTTTACCACCACCGCCTGTGCCGCCCGTGCCACCACTACCAGAACCAGTGCCACCGCCACCACCGCCAGCGCGAGTGACAGACGTGCCTGTAATGGAGCTTGCAAGCCCGTTTCCGCCATTCCCACCGTTATAGGGGAAGGTTCCTGTGGCATTACTACCCGCGCTACCAGCGCCACCGCCGCCGCCACCGACATACCCATCAGTTACAGTGAGACCGCCACTATTGCCTTGCCCCGACGTGCCTGCGCCAGCAGTGCCGTTAAGGGGAGCCGCACCGCCGCCAGAACCGCCTGTGCGCCCTGCTTTATTTGCGTCGCCTAGGCCTCCACCGCCGCCACCACCAGTTGAGGTGACGCTCACACCTGTCCCTGAAAGAACTGAATTAGAACCGTCATTACCAGCGGAGAATGTAGTTCTAGCAGCGCCGCCAGCACCAACTGTAACTGTATATGTTGAGCCAGCTTGTAAAGACGCAGTGCTTTCTTGATAGCCACCAGCGCCACCACCGCCACCAGTGAAAGAACCGCCACTAGCGCCGCCAGCAATAACAAGGTAGGTCGCGGTCACTGCGTTAATGGACACCGTGCCGAAAACGGCCTTCCACGTATTTGTGCCTGTCTTCAGCAGTTGAACCGATGCGCCAGATTGTATTTTGGCAGATGATAAGGCTGTGGTGCTGTCAACGGGTATAACTGAAACGCCGGACATCGACAGAAGGATTTTAGTGGTTCCCATGTTCACAATCGTCACCAGCGTTCCAATCGGGAACGCAACCGATGCGTTTGTCGGGATTGTGATGGTCTGTGCGCCAGTGTTGGCTGAATAGATGTGCTTACCAGCGTCATCAAGGACAAGCGTATAGTTGCCGTTTTGCGCGTTTTGCGGATAAGATACCGCCGTGCTTCCACCGCTTCCGCTTGATGCAGCAGTAAGGCGACCTTGTGCGTCCACCGTGATATTTGCGTTGGTATAGCTTCCTGCGCTCACCGAAGTGTCAGCCAGCGCGATAGTCCCGCTTGATGTTATTGTGCCACCTGAAAGCCCTGTGCCAGCCGTGATGGAAGTGACAGTGCCTGTGTTGGATGTATAACCATTTGGGTTTGTCGCATTGTAAGGCGTGTAACCAAGTCCCGCAGTGACGTTTTCAGAAGTCAGGGTCAGTGTGCCGCCAAGGGTCAAAGAACCAGACGATGAAACACTGCCCGTCAACGTCAAGCCACTGACAGTGCCAGTTCCGCTTACCGATGTGACTGTGCCGACATTTGTTGTATATCCATCGGGGTTGGTGGCATTGTAAGGCGTGTATCCAAGCGCCGTTACAATCGACTTCTTTTCCCACAGGCTTGTCGATGTGTTGTAAAACAGGCCATCGTTATTGGCAGGGGATTGGGCCGCAACATTGTGCAGTTCGTCCATTTCATAGCCGTTTTGCACTTTGACAAAAAGCTTGCCCTGCGTTGGGTGAGCGTGTTCCACCACAGCCATGTAAACCAAATGCTGTGGCGCATATGGCTTGGTCGCTGTCAGTGTTCCAGCCGTTGTCGGGCTTAGGTAAAGCTGCTGCCCATCCGTGTAAGCAGATGTATTGATATTGGTGATGGTTCCAATAAGCGTCACGTTGCCATTGGCGTTGTTGGCAATGTTGGCCGTGACCAATCCCAATGTTTGTGCTGACGTTGCGTCACTGGTTGCGATTGCCTTGCTGACAGTGGAAATCTGACCAGTGGCCCCGCTGATATATACCGCCGTGCCTTTCGTGAGCGTTGCACCCGTGGTGTTACGAACAGGCAAAAGCACGTTAGATGTTGCACCAGCGACAGCGACAGATAAATCTATCTCCGTTGTTCCGGTGATGGTTACAGAGCCGTCAGTCGATGTAATGGTTTGAACAGCACTGTCGGCCTTAGCGCCTTGCGCCGCAGTTGCTGGCGTGAAGCCCAAGCCGCCTGTGATGTCGCCAGATGTAAGCGCCAACGTTCCGCCAAGGGTGAGTGAACCAGATGTGGTTACTGTGCCTGATAGCGTCAGTCCGCTGACACTGCCCGTCCCTGATACGCTTGTGACAGTTCCAGCGCCGCCGCCACCGCCGCCGCCAATCTCGACAATGCTTTGCGTCCCATCGTCTTTTTTCAGGAACAGTTTGCCATCATAGGTGTTGATGGCGAGTTCGCCCAACGCAAGGTCGGCAATGCTTGGTATTTTGGACGGAACTGCGCTCCGCTTAAACTTCATCAACGCCATGTGGCTTCCCCTTGTTGCTATATAGCTGGGCTAATTTTTAATACGTCCCGCCGTCAAAAATGCCAGCGCCATTTTTCCATAATGATGTTGCGGCATCATACTGCAAAACATCGAAATCGGAAACATCTGTTATCGAAACATCTGTTAAATCAGCCAAGGATGTTGCGCCACCGCCTCCACCACCACCGCCGTAAAAGCCGCTGACCTTGGGCTTGGGCAGTTCAATCTGAAACTCTTGCCCATCGGTCAGTGTTATCCAGAAAGACGTGTCGTCACGCTGTTCCACCAGTGCGATACCAACACCATCGGAACCAGCAGCACCAGCAGCGCCATTACGACCATCGTTACCATTGCGGCCATCACGACCATCAGCACCATCGCGGCCATCGCTTCCAGCAGGGCCAATAAGTGAAGCACGGTTGACTTCAAACCAGACATCAACGGCAAGCTGTATTTCCTCATCTGTGGGTGGGCGTCCTTGCTGTCCGTCCTGTCCGTCGCGTCCGTCCTGTCCGTCGGCTGGCTGGGTGATGTTTTCTTGCAGCCAAGCGACAGCAGCAGACTTGATTTGTTCGTCAGTAATAGGAGGTGCATCTTCGCCCCGTTCACCTTGTGGCCCAGCCTCACCTTGTGGCCCCGCCATCATCGTGCGTGATAATGCGTCGTTGGTGCGCTGATTTAACGCAGCAACAGCCTCCACTAGCGAGGCAATAATTTCCTCGCTGATAGCCATTCTTAAAGCCCCAAACGGCTGCGGATGTTGTCAAGCAAGCTGTTGTCAGGCGCGACTTCATCAGAAACGTCAGGCACTTGTTCATCAAAGCTTGGGCCAGCGTCCGCCAACTGCGCTTCGTATTCCTCAAACTCCATATCAGGCGAAATAAGTTCACCGCGCTGGAAGTTCTCGAACAACACCGAAAGCGGCATTGCATCGCCTTGGTATGCGCCAAGCAATGCGGTGACCATCTGCGGAGCCATCCGTGCAGCGCCGAAATCGGTGTTCAAGCTAAATTCAACGTCCTGTGGTGCGCCGACCCATTCAGCCATCCAGTTCAATGCGCGTGTGATAGCGTCCGATGCAGAACGGCTGATTGATGCAAGCACTGACCGTTCGCCAGCCGTCTTCAATTCTACCGTGCCAAACGCTTCAGCGGTGCGCTTATCGTCGGCAAGCATCCGTGCGCCAAGCACTGCCATGCGTTGCTCTTTGTCCTTCAGGGCTTCGCGCAGTGTCTTCAGGCCATCGCCCTTAAATTCAAGGTAACCAGCGTTGGCAGCAGGGTCAGGGAATATCCACGCGCTCATTGAGCCGACCGAAAGCGTTGCGCCTTCGGGAAGCTGCACACCCGCAACATATGGGGTTGGCAATCCAGTGAAGTGCAAGCCATGCTCATAATCGGCGCTGTTGCGATAGTGACCAAGGTTCGTATCCACCAAGTCGAGCAATGGTGGTTTCTGCACTGTGGCAGTCGCGCTGTTTGCGCCAAGGATGACGAACGGGATGTAGCGCAATGGGCCACCGTTTTGTATCGGATACATTTCGCTAATCAGTTCGTTGTCGTCGGTCATCACGCGAACGCGATAGCCTTGCTCCGTCAGGTCAAGGACGCGATACTGCGTTACCTGATTGGTGGTAAATTCGTTTTCCTGCACATCGACAGTTTCTTTAAGCACCACAAGGGTCAGCACCTGTGCGCCGTTGATGTAGCTGACGCGCCAGTTGATAATGCTTTCCGCTGTGTAATACCGCAAGAACGGGCGGATGTTTAACGCTTCGGCAGCGGCAATCGTGATGTTGGTCGGCGCGTTGGCAGGGTAATCGACCATGATGCCGACGCGACCAACGGCAATCTGTTGCTCCACGACCTGTTCGCTAAATTCGCGCAGATTGTCGCCAGCAAGCGTGATGTCTTCAGCATAAGGCTCAATCGCGGTGGGCAGCTTATAGATTGGGTCTTTGGCAAATATCATGCCTGTAAAGGCGTCGAGCGTCCGTGCGCTTGCGTTGAAGAAGCCAGCCCGTTCTTGATAAGTGATATATTCAACATCCGTCTGGCCTGTCAGCCGTGGCAGATAGTTGTTCGTGTCGAACGATGGGTTGTAAAGGCTTCCAGTGTATCGCGTATTGCTGACATAGTTCTGGATTAGAGCGTCACGCCCAGCGATGACATCGCGGCAACGCTTCCACTTAAAGCGGTTGGCGTCATATTCGGTGTTGGTGTTGGAGACAGACATTTACACCCCAGAAATTTGAGCAAAGGATACCGTTCCTCTACCGATAGCATATTTATATGCAATAAAATAGCCGATAGCATCATTCAGATGGTCAAAGCCGCTTGATTTATCTGGCTCACCATTTTTGGCGTATGCTTGGCGCTCCAGACCTTCAATCACATTGGGGCATTTGTCAGGGTTGACCAACAGCCGACGCTTGCCTTGGCTGTAAATCATCTGATTGACCGCAATAATCCTGTCCTTGACCGCAGGGTTCTTGCTGTTTGCCAACACCGTAAAGCCAGCCGACCGAAGCAGCGTCAAATCGGATAGGCTGGCGTTGACGCTCTTGGTGGCCCCGCCCGATGCGTCTGGGTAAACCGTTATCTGGTGGCCAGCAAAGCGTTCCTGCAATATGCGTATCAGCGTCGGCGTATCGCGCACACCCGACAATTCATCCAGTGCCAGCGGGTCGTTGTTCCGTATCACGCACACGACTGCGCTCATATTGTTGACGTTAAAGTCAACACCGATGTGGAGCGGTTCGCGCTGTTCAATGGTCGCAAACGTGATGTTAAGCTTGCGGTCAAACTCTGGATATATGCTGCCAGCCGTCAGGTTTACAAACTCACCATCCAGATATGCAGCAAGCAAGCTGGCGCTGTAACTGTTCTGCAAGTTCTGGATGTAATCAGGCGGAAGGTTGGCAGCGTTGTCGGATGTTTTGGCCTTATACAGCGCATAGCCTTCAGCCTTGTTCTTCACCCACCTGTCATAAACGAAGCGGAAGCCTTCAGGCGTGGTGGCAACGCCAACAGTATTGCGGACAGGCTTGCCGCCGATGGTAAATGCCTTTTGGCGATTACGGGCGATAATCTTGTTCCAGACAGCCCGTGCCTTTTCGATGGGCAGCGTGTCGAGTTCGTCCACGATGCTGTGAGCGACTTCGTAACCGACGATGCGGTCAGGCTGTTCCATGTTGCGGAAGACGATGCGGCCCAGTTCCGTTTCAAGCACAGCCTTTTGCTGGTTCAGCTTATAGGGGATGCCGTTGCGCTCAAACAGGGCAGGGAAGCGTTGAAAGGCAATATCCTCAATCAGCGGATAGGTCGGAAGGTAATACGCCACATCCTGATAAGGGCAGTAACGCTTTAAGCGCATTAGCCGTGCGATACCCGCAGCCGTCTTGCCAGAGCCAAAGCCACCAACAAAGGCAGGGAATGGTTCTGTGCTATATATGAAATCGCTTTGGCTTGGCGTGAAGGTCAAAGCCAGTCTTCGTCCGTGATGGGCTTGAAGTTCATATTGACTGCCAGCTTGGTCGGTTCGTTATAGCCATGCATGATGTTTAGTTCTTTGACCGCCGCCGTCATTCCTGACGATGCCTTGGCTTCCAGTGCAATCCTGTATGCGCTCATTAAGCCCTTCACGGACATTTCGCGTGTCCATAATTGCTTTTCAGCAACCTGTGCTTTCAATTCCGCAACCCTTGCCGCAACCTTTCCGTCGCTCATAAGCACAGACGCTTTGGAATAAATGGTGTTATCCTTCATGCCATCAGCGTCATAAGCCATGCGATAAGCGTCTGCTTGGCCTAAGCCATCAGCTATGCCTTGGCAGAATGCTTCTTGCTTTGCGGTCAGTTTGATTTCAGTCATTTTTGTTGCCCATATATTCGAATGATGCAGTAATCCTATTAGATGACCTATTGCTTTTATTATTCATTCTTCCATCATTTCCCGGAGGCACAACCCTGCTTGGGCTTCGTGTCATAATCCATTTTTTAGATTTAGCCCTGTAATGTATCATAGATGGATGAGACGTAACACTAGTGTATCGCTTGCCCATAGAATGCAGCAAATCACCAACGTGTTCAGATAATCTGTTACCCAATCCAAACCCTTGGAAGTCTGGCAACACCACCGTTCGATGTTCTTTCCATACATTTTTGACTTTTGGGTGCGGAAACGGCAAAATTGCAGTCATTGCCGCTGGTTGTCCTTGAATAGTTGCAACATATATTTTTGATGCTGTATTCAAATCAGCACTTAAATAATGATGCCCTTTGAATATCCGCCAGACGGAATGATGCACCCGTTGTATCTCGACTTCAACTGGTGGTCGCCTAAGTAACCTCCGTGAAAATTCCATCGTTGACACATCGAATATCCAATCCGGCTCCAACCATTCAGCAACATCATAATGGCAAGTCACAGCCACAAATTGGCGTTTCATTTTGCGAACAAATTTCTGAACAGCAAAGCTGCCTATTTGCGCGACTGTCCTATCCACCAATGATGTAAATTCATCAAAAACCAAAACGCCCTCAGTTTCCAAAATGGCCCTTGCCAAATCAGCGCGAAATTTTTGGCCATTGCTTAAGCAATGATATGGAAGCAGCCATGATGGTGGGCTGGCAAAGCCAACATGGCTCAAAGCATCAGTTATAGATTTGATGTCTAAATCCGATGCAAATGAATTTACAAAAGCATCTTTGCCCCATTCATGGCCTTCAAAAAATAGTTCATTTTCAAATGCGCGTTTAGCAATGGTAGTTTTGCCAGCGCCAGATGCGCCCACAATCAAGCCAACCGACCAAGGCTTATCTTCAATCGGCAAATTAACAGACCATTCTTTGACCATTTCTGTGGCCATAGGAACATCAAACATTCCAACAATCTTTTCCGTGCGAAATGTGGGTTGATATTCTGTTTTCACTACATGGTTAAAACTCGGCATTTCAATCCTTGCTCTGTTAAAATTTGATAAACTTTTTCTTGTTCGCCTTCATTCGCACAGGTGACAGCTATTTCAAAAACAGCTTCCACATCTTGTTCTTCACCAATCCGTGTTTCTTCAAATGCTTCTGCATTCAGGGCATCCAAAAATTTATCATCAAAGCCCAATATAGAAATATTGAAATCATCAAGCATCAAATCTTCAATCTCTGCCTTCAGCATATCCATGTCCCATCCTGCGTTTAAAGCAAGCTGGTTGTCAGCTATTACAAGTGCGCGTTGCTGTGACTTGCTAAGGTGGTCAAGGATAATGGCTGGCACTTCTTCCATGCCAAGCTTTCGTGCGGCCAGTAAGCGGCCATGCCCAGCAATGATGGTGTTGTCCCCATCAATCAGGATTGGGTTCGTCCATCCAAACTCTTTGATGCTTGCCGCTATCTGGGCAACTTGTGCATCGGAATGTGTGCGGCTGTTTGCAGCATACGGGATTAAGTCAGCGACAAGGCGCTGTTCAATTTTGGGGTTGCTCATTGCACCTTGTTATACGACCATTATCATTTTGGCAACTGGCGCATAATTATCCGACAAACTCTTTCCATTGCCAGTTGGCCCATTGCCGCATTGCATCACTCGACCATTCATGCTTGCGCCATTTGGCAAGCAGTGCCGCCTTATCCTTAACCGCGCTTCCCTTATAGCGTATCAGGTCGGTCATATAGTCCGTGGCAGTCATCATCGTTTTCGTCTTCGAAGGGGTCGTATCCCTTTAGCATAGCATCAACGGCAACGGAAATTGGCCCAGTGATGTTGACCTTGCCAGCTTCCATCTTGCGAAGCGTGGTTGCTCCCGTTGTTGGTGACAGGCGCAATGCGTCGGCCATGTCGTTTAGGCTGTAGCCAAGATAATTTCTTGCTGTCTTTAGGTCTGATGGTTTCATTGTGCTGCTTCCGTTTTTGCCATCTTTTGCAGGGCATGAACGATGGTGCTATGGTCGCGGCGCATTATGCGACCGATTTCGGGAGTGCTAAAGCCCTGTTCACGGAAAAACTTTATACATTCGTGACGTATCTCAACCAGCACCTTAAACCGTCGTGGCCCAAGAATGTCGTGTCTATCATAGCCATAATCAGATGCAATGTGGTCGATGATGGTCAGGTTTCTTTCGCGTGGTGTCATGCTGCGCCCCCCGAAATAATTTCCAGTTTATATTGTTCATCATAGCGGTTCGTTAGCGCCTTAACATATGCGCGGAGCAACCAAAGCGAAGCCGTGCGCTTGTCTATTACACGCCACTTGGGGCCACCGCCACCTTCAATGGCGCGGGGGTCGTCTGAACCTTCGATGTACTCCAGAATGTATGCGGTGGTCTTCATGTTATGCGCCCTCTACGTTTACAAAATAGTAGCCGTCACCCTTAGCGTTGCCGCCTTGGGCATACTTGCCGTTCCACCGGAGTTTAAGAAGCAATGCAAAAGCGGCTTTCTTGTGGTTTTTTTCGACGCTTAATTCATAGTCGTATGGAAGCGTGACGCTGCCAGCCCATGCTGTTGCTTTGATGCGTCCGCCCTTAGTATTTGTAGCGCCAAGGTATTTGGTTTCGATTGCTTGTGTAACGACTGTCATTTTACTTCTCCTTATTGGCGAGGCTGGGCCTCTGGTTGGTATGGCCCAAGCCACTTTATTGCGATTGAGCGCCAGTAGCCTTAGCGATAGCAATGCGAGCGGCTTGCAATTCGTCACCATCAAAACGTATCATGCCGCCACTAACAGTGGATGCCTCAACTAATGGAAGCAGCGCAGCCAGCAATTCTGGTGCTGCCGAAACCAATCTTGCAATGCGCGGAGAGTTATGCGCTGTGCGCCATACTGTTGCGATGCGTTCATTTTCGCCATTTAAAATAGACCAGCCGCTATCCGTTCCGTCCGTAATCCATGTCATTTTATTTCTCCTTAAGTGGCGGGGCAGAACCCCTGTGGTTGATGCCCCCTTATATGAGCAGTGAATTATCCTGTCAACACCTTTTTTCATAAAATAAAACTTTTTTTATATATGACAAAGCCTCTTGACATTGTGTTTCGACCCTGCTATAAGGGCTTTGTCAGCGGCACAAAGCTGTTGATGGGGCTTGGCCTCGCTCTTTGACAATTTGGAGATTGAAATGACTTTGAAAGACCTACGCGCACGGGCTGCGTCCATTGGCATCCGTATTGAAGCTGAACGCTTTGACGTTCCAGTGGGGGGCAATTTCTGGGGCTATTGGCTCATTGATGAAAAGACCAACGATGGCGTCTGGGACGATGAAAATTATTGTTCCGACCATCAAGAATTGAGCGAAGCGTTACGCAAGCTTGAATTTGAACGTGGCGTTAGAAGCAAGGCAATGATGCCGTTCTGACAAAGATGGCCCCGCCTTAACTGGTGGGGCCATTCCTGTTTCAGCTATCCTCTTTGACAAAAATTCCGTCCACCATGCGACCCTTGCGGTCTTTGATTTCATGCCATGCGTGAACGACGCATTCCTCAATTTCCAAATCCTTTTGCGCTGCCAAGATGGTCAGCACGACAAAGGCATCACCGATGCTGTCCATAAACTGTTCGTCCTTGCCCTTGGCGATGGCTTCGGCCAGTTCCCCGATTTCCTCTATCAGCTTCACGAATTGAGCCTGAACCGTGCTGCCTTCAATCAGGTTGCGGTCTTTGGCCCATTCACGGATTAAGTTGGCGTAAATCATTAGTTCATCCCTTTGTTGGTGTTCAGTGCTTGCAGTAATTCGTTCTTCAGTTCTGCCAGTTCGTCGGCTGTGATATATTCTGGCTCTTGCTTGGTGATGCGCGGCGCGTTGAAGTTATCGACCAATGCCTGTGCATGGCGTATCGCGTCATTCGCCCAACGCACGGCTTCAGGTTCAAACTTGCAGATGAACGGCACAATTTTGGCAGGGTGGTCGCAGTTACGACGGGCTTGCTCACAGGCGCGTTGCAGTATCGACAACGGGATATGGTTCACTGTCATGATAGCGGCTTTACACCAAGCTGTCCGTTCGCCCTCCTGCATACCCGATGGAGCGCACAGCATTAGGCATGGCATCAATAGTGTGATGATTTCCTGTGATGTTGCTGGTCGATATTTGTCCCGCGCTGCTTTCAAAGCTTCCAGTGCCGCCTGATATTTCGTGCAGTGCTTGTCGGGCTGCTCGTTCTGTAACGCCCATTCCATCAAATTCTTTTCCATGTGATTGCCCCTTTATTTCGTAAATATCTGCCCAGCAGTTCAATGTGCTTCGGTCTAATACTGCCGCTACATCCTGACCAGCTTGGCGCATTGCATCAAGCTTGTTTATCGCCTTCATTGTGGCTCTGGCTGTGAGCGGCTTCTTTTTGACCTTCCGCATTTCAACCCACCCCAGCCAAGCAGGGACAGGCATCCAATCGGGCAAATCCCCTATATCTTGTTTACTAACTGGTTTTATATCTGGTTTTATATCTGGTATTGGTTCGCCATTCTGGGCCAGTTCATTTGACCTTTTGGGCAAATGGGTTTTCACGTTTAGGCAAGTCGGTGCATACCATTTTGTTCTGTCATAAGCTGATTTGTTATAACAGCCGCTCATAATCAATCCGCTGGCTTCCAGTTTCTCCAAGGCGGTTCGGATTTGCTTACCAGTGAGATACGGGAACAATTCAGCGAATGCCGTGATGCTGTTATATGTCCACCAGCGACCATCATAAAAATGCCTGTCGTTGGCGGCATTCTTTTCGGCCCAGTAAAATAGGTTTTGGTAAATCACAGCGGCGTTGCAACCGACCTGTGCAGCGATGGCAGGGTCGAAGTGATGGGCGCTCATTGCAAAGCCCCTTGCGCGATTGTATTGTGGTGTATATAATTGTTCATATGCGGTGCTTTCCTCGATTAGCATTGCGGCCAGCGAAATTTTGAAGCTCCTTAATTTCGCTGGCCCCCCTCTTACTTCAATATGGTCTTTTCATAAAGCTACTTTGTTTGCCGAAATTCGATTGTTGGAAACAAGGCTTTGAATATCGCCTTGCGTAACGTGAAGTCAGCCGTGACCATTCCCTTCACATCCTCGACGCAATCCTGACCGCCTTCCGTGTAGGAAAAGTCTGGTCGGTAACCACAGCGCCGCCCGTTATCGTGCTTCACCTGACTGCCATTGATGATGAACCAAAACTGCGGCTGGATGACCAAATCGGCAATCACACCCGCAGCCCACAAAACGTGAAGTTCATCACATCGCGCAGCTTCGCGCTTGCTGTCATGCTTGTGGCATTGGGAGCAATACGCTTTCTTGGCGTTGAATTTCGACCGACGATTAAACACCGCCATTATTCCGATGGCTGTTCATCGTATTTTGTAACAGCGTCCCACATCGCTTTTTTATCCGCTTCACTGCGCTTGGGTCTGCTTGCGATTTTTTCGGAAATCAATTTATCCAGTGCCTGTTCAACAGCAAGGTATGCTTCCAACATTGGCGTTGAGCGTTTGCGCTTCCAGTTGCTCAATGTGACCCGACTAAGGCCAGCGGCGGTGGCAAGTTTGCCAGCGGTGATATTGTGTTCTGCTGCGCGTCCGTAAATACGCATAACGGCTTGGTGGCTTAACGTCATTTCATGTCCTTTTTGCTAAATGCAAATGCCCTATAAAAAAATGCTTTACAAATGTAAATGGGGGTTGCATAAAAAACACAAGGAGCAAACATTATGAACATTGAAACTTGCACAATTTGCGGCTTTGGGCTGACATCTGCTTTTTGCTGCCCAGCTTGCGATGCGGCTGACGCAATCGTTGAAGCTGGCGGCTGTCACCCAAATTTCAAAGAAGCGTTGGCTGAAAAAATCGGCAACATTCTTTTGGACAACGATTGGCACACGACCTTCAACGTCCGCAAAGTTTATCCACGGTTTTATTAAGGAGCAAAATGTTATGAGTGATTTATTGAGCATCCACCAAGCCGCAATCGAAAAGGCCATTAAGTTTCTTGATGCGGCTGGTGCGACATACGCCATCCAATACAACGGCGACACATATGGCACGTTGCAAGTCAAGCCAGCGCCATCGCGTCAACGCCGTTATGCTAAAGGCGAAACCAGCGCACATTATTTGCCCATCATCGGCGGATTAAAAAAAGGGCAAGGCGCTTCAGTCCCTATAAGTTATTTCGACCCAAGGATTTTGTCATCCAATATCAGCGGATATTGCGTTCATAATTGGGGCGCTAGTAACGCCATAACCAAACTTAATCGGGAAAAGCAGACCATTGAAGTTCTGCGTGTAGGATAAGGGCTAAATCAATGAGCGAAGACAAAATCTGCGCTGCATACGTTGCAGCATTTGCGGAATTGGAAGCAGCAACAAAGACTGCCAGCAATCCGCATTTCAAATCAAAATACGCCGACCTTCCGACAGTGATTGATGCCATCAAGCCTCACCTGTCGAAGCATGGCCTTGCATTCATGCAGATGCCAAAGCCAAGCGAAGGCGGTGTTTCAATCGAAACCATCCTGATACACAGCAGCGGCGACAAATTGTCGATGGGTGTGTTGTTTGTGCCAGCCAATAAGCATGACGCCCACGGCTTTGGGAGTGCTTTGTCCTATGCCCGCAGGTATAGTTTGATGTGCTGTTTCGGGCTGCCCCAAGAAGATGACGATGGCAACGCAGCCGTCAAATCGCAGCAGCCAGCGCCAGCAAAGCCCATTACGCAGGAACAGTTCGCGGTGCTGCAAGACCTTATTGACCGCACAGGCACTGACGCAACTGTCATGGCAGCGCATTACAAAGTGTCAGCCATCGCAATGCTTCCATCGACTGCATTTGAAACAGCAAAGTCGGCACTGGAAAGGAAGCTTCAAAATGCGGGTTGATGTCGAACAGCGCAGTGAAGATTGGTATACTGCGCGATGCGGTTCGCTGGGGGCGTCACAGGTTGCTGACGCCCTATCCCGCACCAAAAGCGGATACAGCGCCACCAGAACCAATTTACGCATTAAGCTGGCTCTGGAACGGCTGACAGGCAAGCAAGCGGCTGGGTTCACCAGTGCGGCGATGCAGCATGGCATCGACACGGAAGAAGAAGCCCGAATAGCATATTGCTTCGAACAGAACGTCACGGTTACGGAAACGGGTTTGGTCAGGCATTCAAGCATCCCGTGGACGCATTGTTCACCCGATGGTCTTGTTGGCGATGATGGGCTTGTCGAAATCAAGTGCCGCCAACCCGCAGGGCATCTTGAAACGCTAACGTCGGGTGAAATCCCATCGCAGTATGTGACGCAAATCAACTGGCAGCTTGCTTGTATGCCAGAGCGGAAATGGGTCGATTATGTTTGTTACAACCCAGACTTTCCCGAAGACCTCAAACTTTTTATCAAAAGGCACTATCGCAATGACGAACAAATTTTGGAATTGGAGCAATCTGTTTGCGAATTTCTTGCAGAAGTCGAAGCCGACCTCGCAGCCATCGACGGCATTAGGGGAAGGGCTAAGGTTGGCTAAATTGTCAGCCGATAAGCAAGGCCCAGAATGGCAAGCGGCTGCATATCAGGCTTATGTGGAACACGCCAAGCGCCACAGGTTCTTTACCACCGAAGATGTGCGGAAATCGGCAAAGAACGTCCCTGCGGCATCAAACAACAGCGCATGGGGCCATATCGCAAAGAAGGCCAGCAAGAACGGCATCATGGTGGAGTTTGAAACCATGCGGTCGAAAAGCGCCTCCACGCACGGACGGCACATCATCATTTGGCAATCGACGTTGCTGTCATGATGTTACCGCGCAAAATACCAAAAGAGGCAAAACGCCAAAGCCGTTGGAAGTCGCCAGCGCATTGCAATTTTGTCAGGGGCCACGCCTGTTCCATATGCGGCAGCATGGCAGGAATTGAAGTTGCCCACATCCGCTATGGGAGCGGCACTGGCATGGGGCAGAAGCCGCACGATTGGTTTACTGTCAGCCTGTGCAAGCAATGCCATACGAACCAGCACAGCGTCGGTGAGCGCACGTTCTGGGCCAATTATAACATCAACCCGTTTGCACTGGCTGAAGCGTTTGCAAAGGCCAGCCCAAAAGCGGCAGAAATATCTGCCAAGAAGCGGGAATTGGGGTTATGACCCAGACAGTTATTTTGCGGGGTCAGCCACAGCGTGATTTGGCAAAGCAATTGATTGATAAAGCCCCTGTCGATGCGGTTGTCAAAATCAGCGAAGCGAAACGCAGCGATGACCAGAACGCAAAAATGTGGGCTATGCTTTCAGACATCAGCCGTGCAAAGCCAGATGGTCGGCTGCACATCCCCGAAGTTTGGAAGTGCATCTTTATGGCCGCGCTTGGTCATGAAACATTATTCGAGAATGGTCTTGATAACAGACCGTTTCCGATAGGGTTCAGGACATCAAAGCTGACCAAGGCCCAGATGTCCGACCTGATTGAGTTTATCTATGCCTATGGCGCAAACAACAACGTGAAATGGAGCGAAAAATATGAGTGAACCACACAGCGAACAGCTACGTCTTTTGATTGAGCGTATCGAGCGTTTGAACGAAGAAAAGAAGGGCATCGGCGATGACATCCGTGATGTTTACAGCGAAGCCAAGGCTCATGGTTATGACACCAAAATCATTCGTGCCGTTATACGCCTTCGTGCAATGGAAGATAATGACCGCCAAGAATACCAAGCCGTCCTCGACACATATATGACCGCCCTTGGTCTTTGAAAGGAAACACCATGTCATCATTGAATAAAGTTAGTTTGCTGGGTTCGCTTGGCGCAGACCCCGAAATAAAATCATTCCAGAATGGTGGGCGGGTCTGCAATTTGCGGCTGGCGACATCCGAACGCTGGAAAGACAAAAACACTGGCGAACAAAAAGAAACAACCGAATGGCACAGCGTGTCCATCTTTAGCGATGGCTTGGTCGGCGTTGCAGAGCGTTTTCTGACCAAGGGCAGCAAGGTCTATATCGAAGGCCAGCTAAAGACCCGCAAATGGCAGGACGCCAGCGGCAACGACAAATACAGCACGGAGATTGTGTTGAACGGCCCGAAGGCGGCGCTGATTTTGCTGGGCAGCAAAGGTGAGGGCAAGCCAGCCTCCACTGGCATCACGCACACCAATGGCACATCATGGGATGACCTTGATGACGATTTGCCGCCATTTTGAGGGCTGCACCATGACAAAAATCACAATCAAAGAAGTTGTTGACCAGTGCAGGATTTACACTTGCGACAAAAAGGTGGCGGAGGTGCTGAATTGCCCCGTCACCTTGGTCGAAGCCTGTCGCCCCATGATTTACAGCCGTGGGCATAGGCGCGATGATTTAGGGTTGAACGAAGATACTGGAAAGCATTGCCAAGTGACGTTGCGTTACAAAACGGATGCTGAAGCCATCAAGATTGCAAGCCAAAGCCTTCTTATCAAGCAACTGGAAACGGGTCATCACTGGCTATCGAACGACAGATTTTTCGATGTAGTTTCAAAGCTAAATCCCGAATTGGGTTTGCTATAATGCAATAAATGAAAAAAGTGCTTTACATATATATTAAGCGACTTTATATGGGTGGTCAGGGGCAAATGCCCCGCCATCCATAGGAGTTTTGATTATGACCATTCGTGAAATTATCCAATCGCAGCCATTGAGCGAAATCATCAGCGGCATTGCAATGGCAATCGTCCTGCCCATCGCGTTCATCGCATTGATGGTGGTGCTGCCATGATAGTCGATTTTGAATATACGCTTACCCGTGGCAACATCGACTTTGACTTGCTGGTTGAATACACGGCGACCCGTGATTGGGATGAAGTCGATATAGATATTACCAATGTCACGCTCGACGGCGCAGCATTTGAAACCACGCACAAAGAAGACCTTGATATTTTGCAAGCCTGTTATGAACGGGTGGACGAAGACTTTCAAGATTATGCAGCCAGTGAAGGGGATTATCGCCATGACGCAGCCAAACACGACTTCTGAATTGACCATACGCACTGCCGCCCCAATGGGCCTGAAGCATCGTATCAGCCCTCAATCAGCATGGCCTTTGCGCGGTGCAGACGGAAAGACGTTTGCAGAGCGCCGCAAGGAACAGGAACAAATCAAATGACCGCCGACAACTGGCTTTTTATATTGGTCATGGGGGTGGTTATTCTTACCGCCTATCTTACCGCGACAGTGCCAAAGATAACAGAGCAAGAACGCAAAGAAATGGAAGACGAATGGTGGGGGTAAAGGAAACGGGCCACCCATAACGAGCGGCCCGTATCTTATTTCTTGCGCCGCTTCTTTTTTGCATCCGCTGCGGTCGAAAGAGCAATGGCAACGGCCTGTTTCTGGCTCATGCTTGGATGCTTCTTCAACTCATAGCTAATGTTGCGGCTGATGGTCTTTTGGCTGTAGCCTTTTTTCAGTGGCATATCAGCCGCCGATGATTTGCAACAGGCCAGCAGCGGTGGCGGCAATAAACACCAGCGCAGCAGCAACCGTGGCCTTCCAGCCAATCTTATCTTCAGCAACATCTTCCATAGGCAACAGCTTGCCAGTGGCCTTCTTGATGATGGCTTTTTCGGCTTCTTTCTTCAAAGCCTTGCCAGCTTCTTTTTGCAGCTTGCTTTTAATATCCATGTTCAGTCTCCTATAGCCAAGAAGCGTATTTCTTGGTTTTCAGTTTGCGGTCATCAAGGCCATGTGTTCCGCCATTGATGCGCTTTGTGAGGGCAAGGATTGCAGCATCATTGATGCCTTGGTCGCAGATGCTCCACAACTTGTTTGCGTCGAAGAACCACAGGGCGCTTTCAAACCCAAGTTCGTTTGCAACAAGGTCTGGATTGTCCAGCACTTCCTGTTCGCGCCCAATATACTTACCGAATGCGCGATAGTTGTTCTTGCCCGTCAATTGGAGGGGGCCGCGCCCACGGTATTTCCAGCCATCGCCTGACGCTTCGTCGCCGTTGCCCATGCGATTTGCATAGACGCGATTGGCAATCTTTTGCGGCTGGCGTTCATAAGCACGGGCCATAGCATCCGTGGGAAAATACTTCCCAAAGATGCCGCGCAAACCCTTTGCGCCATAGTTCAGGTTTTCACTGAACGCCTTAAAGTTGCCGCTTTCATGCGCTGTTTGGGCGAAGAAGTGCGCGGCACGGTTTTTGTTCAGCTTGAAGTGGTCGCAAGCTTTTTTCAGTGTTGATGGGCCGAACGCACCGTCTGGGTGACATCCGCATTTACTTTGAAGGTTCATTAAGCTCATTTGCCAGCCTCTCTCCAGTTAGGAAAATCATCTGCATCGACTACGCCGTCTCCGTTGACATCATACCGCAGGTCGCCGCGATACTTTTCCCAAGGCTCCATTTCGTCATCATCATCGTCTTCTGGTTCGTCAATAAACACAGTGGCCGCAGGGTCATCATAACGTGGCGCTGGTGCGACCATATCAGGTGTGAGCGGCAGCGGGTCTGGTTCAGGCGCTACAGGGGCCATAGGCTCTGGTTCTGGGTCGTTGCGGTCTTCTGGGGGTGGTGGAACCAACTCGCCCTTCATGCCCATCAGCGTGGCGTAGGAGCCAGCCACAGCGCCAACAACCGAAGTCATGACGTATGACAGCAAACCGAATACGTCTTTGTTGTCGATAATTTCATTCGATACAAACAGCCCGACAATCATCGCGCAAGTGATAGCAACAATGACAAACGCCATCGTTTTTGCAGCCATCAGCAACGCTTTAATTCGTGCTTCTAATAATTTATCTTCCATCCTTAGTCCTTTCCTGCCAGCGGATTTGCCAGCGTCTTTTGGATACGTTCTTTCGTTTCAGCTTCCAGTTCCTTGATACGGCGCTGTTGCTCTTGGTCTTGCTGACGCAACTGGTCAATTACCGCCCGTTGCATTGCCATGTTCTGTGCATCGCTACTGCGAACGCTGCTACTGACGGCATCAACGGTCTGGCGTGTTGCACCGACACTGCTTGATATGCTGCCCGTCAAATAGTT